ACAGGAGAAAAGATGAAGTTATTGAATATGGTGTTACCTTTAACACCGCAACCTTACAAAAACATAATTACATTTTTTCTGTCAATGCTAAAGAATGTAGACTCCAAAGAGGAGTTAGAACAAATTGGGGAACTTCTAGCGAAGGCTCTCGAAGATGGTAAGATTTCCTCTAAAGAGTGGTTAGCTATTGGTGGTAAAAATGGATTAGGCATATTAGGAGGAAAATAATATGGCTTTCGTAAAAGACGGGATTTTTGACATCTTCAAAAGAGATGTTGAAACAAACTTTAATGGTCTCGAAAAACGAGTAGACGAACTAGAAGCTCTACTTAAAAAATCAACTGGTGGAGTTACTGTAGATGCAGTAGCACCAGAACCAACGCCAGAACCTCAAGAAGAAGTTACTGACGAATACGGTCAACCTTTACCTGAAGAAAAAGAGGAAAAGGCACCTAGCTCTAGTAAGAGCAAGAAAAAGAAATAATCCTAGCTGGGTACGAGGATATGAAATACACAATAAGCGAACTAACACATACACCCAAAGTGGGTGCAATAGATGCCAATGGTACTATGCATTATGAGTTAGACATCACTGAAGATTGCATATCCTTGTATCCTACAGCATATAACGCCTCTAATGGCATCATACAACGCGTTTTAGACGCAGAACCTATATTTACCTATAATTACAACACAACGCAGTATACAGACTCTCATCA